ATAAATCTAAATAACATTTAGCTATAAGCATATAACTTTTTATTTTGCTAGAATGTAAGCATTGATATTAATAAGAGTAGAAATATGTTTTTTCGTAAACGAAAGCAGGAATTAAACGAGCAAGTAAGTGCATCAATATCATGCTTCAAAGAGTGCGCTGATAAATTAAAGAATGGCGCTCCTATATATCCATTTCCTGATAATGCAGATTTATTTTTCAATGTGTTACGAGTTGGTACGCATCAACAGCAAATACAAATGGAAGAAGTGCGCAAAGCAGTTTACGGATTTAACCCACCAAGACACGTTGATCACAATTTATTATTTGCTCACTGGCTTGGTAATTATGGGGTAACAGGCTGGGGCTATTTAGAAGATGAAAACGGGAAAGAGCTAAAATTCACCAGGGAAACGTGCCGTAAAATATTCCTTGACGAGTCACACAGGAACTTTTTAGTGCCGACTCTAATCAACGGTGCAAGCGATGCTTACGCTTATTTAGCTGATGAAGCAGTTGAGGCCATAGAAGAACTAAAAAAGCGTTAGCGTGGGATTCAAGCGGCAATCAAGCGACTTTAGACACTTTACTGCGGACACCTGTTAAACATTTATCGCCGCACTTAAAGAAAATGCTAGAGCAACTAAAGAAGCAAAAGCCGAATCTCACGGAAAAGATGCAGGAATTACTAGGTGCTTTTTACAGGTTAGATAGAGAGCGCGAACGAGTCGGGCAAATGGCAAGTCCGCAGCACATTAAACAAAGCCAAGTAATTGACTATATAAAAAATAATGGCTCATATGGATTCGAGCATGATTACTTTGAAAAGATTATTTTTGAAATTGACGAAGCGCATATAAAAGCGTTTTACGAAAAGCAGAAACAGGAGGCCAAAAAGCATGGCTGATGAAAGAATTATCCGAATACGCCTAGATGGCAGCGGTGCGCGCGCGGAAGCTGGAAAGACTAACAAGGCAGTTCAGTCCGTTGGTGCAAGTGCTGACAGGGTTGGCGATTCACTAAGCAGACTATCAAGCGTTGCAAGCGCTGTTATTACGGCTCTAGCAACTAACCAAGTGCTAGCTTATGCTGACTCATGGACGACTGTTAACAACAGATTGAGACAAGCCACCAAAACCGCTGACGAGTTTAATATTGCTCAGCGAGGTGTAATTGAAATTGCTCAAAGTGCTTCTGTTGGGATTGAGGGTGTTGCAACTGCATACTCTAGACTTGCTCAAGCCACAAGTGAGCTTGATTTATCTCAAGAGCGATTACTTGATTTAACCAACAAGCTAACACTGGCGCTAAAGGCTGGTGGCGCAACTGCTGACGAAACAAGTTCGGTAATGATTCAGCTTGCACAGGGTTTAGGTTCGGGCGCTTTGCAGGGTGATGAATTAAGGTCAATCCTTGAGGCTTCAATACCAATCACAAAAGCTTTAGCAAAAGAGTTTAACGTAACAACTGGTGAGCTTAAAACGCTAGGCTCTGAGGGTAAAATAACTGCTGATAGAGTTGTAAACGCGATTGAAAATATGGATGAATCAGCGCTTACTTTTACAAAAACATTTTCTGATGGATTAACTAATGTTAGTAACGCTTTAACTGTTTACGTCGGTGAAATTGATGAGTCAGTTGGTGCAACTAAGTTTCTTGGCGAATCACTTCAAACGGTTTCGCAAAATGTTGGTTTAATAACTGATGCAGTAATCGCATTAGGGGTTTTGTTTGGCGCTAGACTTGCAGGTGCTATAGCATCATCAACAGCGGCCATGATTGCTTACGCTAGAGGTGCACTAACGGCAACAGTTCAGACGAACGCACTTGGGCAAGTAGTGGCAAGAAGCACAGCCTTGATGAGCGCTCAAGCTCTAGCGGCTCGCGGTGCTTCTGCTGCATTTGCTCTAATTGGCGGGCCTGCTGGTGCTGCATTCTTGGCTGCTGCTGCAATAGTTTACTTTATATCGCAAGCTGAAAGTGCAGAGGAAAGAAGTAAAAGGCTCGCGCAGGAAGTTGAAAACCTTAAAACTAAATACTTAGATCTAAACGAAGCGCAAAGACGCATTGAGATTGCTAAGCTAAACAATCAATTTAAAGAGCTTCAAGCGGAATTAGTGGCAGCAAATAAGAGGCTCAATCAGTTTAAGGGGTTCGCAGAAAGCCCAGTTAAGCGTGAGGGAGTTAGGCAATACACAGCAGAGGTTGAGCGATTAAATATCGAGCTTGATAAGGTATCGCAAAAGCAACAAGCGGCATTTGGTGCTGGAATAGATAAAATAAACTTTACTGATGCGACTAATCAACCATCAATAAAAGCAACTTTCACTAATGATAATTCAGACTTTGACTCAAGACTGCAAAGAGAAAAGCTAATAACTGAGGCGCTAGAAGATGAGGTGGAGTTAAGGCAAGCATTAAGAAGCGGCGAAATTAACCAGCGCCAATTTGACGAGCAAAATGCTTTAAACCAAGTTTTTTATACTTATGAGCAGAAGCGTCAAGCTATAATTGAAAATGAAACTCTGAATGAAGAGCAAAGAAAGCAAATATTAGACCTATATAGAGAGCAGGAAATATTAGCTGAACAACAAAAGCTTGATGCAATAACCAATGCTACACAGGCGGCAACTGATGAAAGACTGGCAATGCAGGAGGCTTACAACCAATCAGTGCAAGCTTTGCAAATGCAAACATTCAGCAACGCAACAGCATTGCTTAACTCATTAAATGCAGAGTCAAAAGTGGCTGCATTGGCTGGTATAGCAATTCAAACCGCAACAGCGTTTATAGCAAACAAAGCTGCAACAGCAAGCGCGGCAACTCTTGCGTACTCATCGCAGCTGATACCAGGCGACCCGACATCACCAGTTAGGGCAGCAGCAGCAGCAGCAAAAGCGACAACTTTAGGAACGGTTAACGGCGCTCTAATTCTTGCTGCTGGCGGAGCTAAAGCATTTGGTGCGCTAGGTGGTGGCGGAGGTGGAAGCCCTGCAAGTGGCGGAGGTGGCGGATCTTCTTCGTCACAATTTACGCCGCAGAGAAGCCAAATAAACCAACCGCAACAACAACAGCGAAGGGTTGTTGATTTAAGAGGTTTTGAGAATGGCGGTTATTTAACTAAGCAGGAGCTAACTGAATTACTGCAATCTGATGATGATGTTATACTAGCTAGTAACAGCGGTCAGAGTAACGCGCAACGCACAGGATTAATAAATGGCTGATAACTTATTTAACAATCTAATTGTAACCGACTCGCCACAAAGCGCGGAAGTCGTACCACTAAGTAATAACGTGTTTATTCTTGGTGGTGATGACGGGCAGGGTGGTATTGATGGTGTTAGTGGTGGCGTATGCAAAAGCATTATAGGCTTTAGAAACTCAATACTTACATCAACTATCAGCGGCCAACAAGAGGATTCAAATTACCCTTTTTCTAACTGCTTAGACTATCGAGACAATACGCAATATAGCCCATCTATCACTAGCGGCTCAGTCGTTATTGAGTTCACCCAAACCGCCAACATTGACCTCGATTATATCGGTATTGCCATTCACAACGGGCGAACAGCTAATTTGGTAGGCTCTCTTGAAGTGCAAATTAATGGTGTCTGGGAGGTGGTGGCAACGTTTACGCCTATTGGTGATTTACGAACTATATGCGAAAAGTTTGAAACTGTATCAAGTCGCAAGCAGCGTCTAACGCTTAACTTTGAATCAAAGCTTTACATAGGCACTATCTACATGGGTAAGGCGTGGGAATTCGACAGGATGCCGAACGTTGGTTTCACTCCTGCCAACTCTAACAACATTGATGAGGTCGTTAATTTTCAATCAAACACAGGTCAATTCATAATCTCAAGACGCAAGCAGATTGGTTACGCGCAAAGTGGTGATTTTGACTTTATTGCATTTGATGACATTAACGTAAATTACATTGACTATATGCACCATGTGAAAGATGGTAAACCGTTTTTTATGAAGTGGGATAGTGAAGCGAATCAAAACATTTTCGGCCAACACGCGAACCCTAACAACTTAAGAGCGCCAAGCTATACAAGTCCAAATACTGCTACCTTTAGCTTTGAGATGGTGGGGTATAACTAATGTCATTTGATAACAATAAAAGCTTGCACGGTACAAAAGTAATTCAAGCTGCTGCTATATATCCAAACGCTTGTAGATACTCAACGCCGGAAGCTCTGGCGGCTGGTGAGGTTATTTCTGGTGGTGATTACTCAGATAGTTACACTGGCAACATAACGGTATCAGGTGGCGATTTAACCATATTTACAGCACAATCTAATGAGTACCTAAAGATTGGTAATGAGCTAGCTAAATGTTCAGTAGTTAACGCTACAACTGTAAATATCACAGCTAGAGCGCAACTAGGCACAACTGCGGAAGCGATAACAAACGGGCAGGCGATAAGAGTTTTGCATGGCGGCGAGGCTGACGGCTCATGTCGCGGCTATCCTAAGCGCCCAGACGGAAAAGGATGCTCAACTGATGACAGTTTTGATCCAGATGTAACTAGAGAGTTTTTGATAACCGACACTCAATTAGTGGCAGGTGAGATTTATTACAATGGATTACGATCAATTAGTCACAGTCCGACACTTTTAAAGCCAGGCAAAGAGATTGCTAAAAACGC